TTCCTTACCATGGGTCGGCGGGGTACAGAACAACCGCCCCACCGATTACTCTACAGAGGTACGGTATAACCATGTGAACCCTCAGGTTAATGTAACAAAAACTGCTTTGCCCCCCCGCACCTCTGAGCCTATCAAGGGTGCGTTGATCGAGGGGGTGCCAGTCACCGTGGTGGCACAGTCTGAGGGCGCGACTCTTCATGCTATAAAGAAAAGATGTGATCATCTTCCGTCTCCTGATGTGGGGCCCCAGTTTTTGGACGGGCACCACATGCTGATGGACAAGCTACATGAGAGAGACATGATTCGGCTGGACAAGGAGGCGATTGAGGCTTATCTCGATGAGATGAGTGGTGAAAAGCGGGAGAGGTTGGGCGCGTTGCTCGACTCGTTGGACTTCACCTTGCCAGGGTACACTGACAAGGTAGTTTTTGCTAAATCTGAGGCTTTACTCAAGCCCGATGGCGCCCAGCCACGCATCGTCTATCAGGGCGGTGACATGTATAATCTTGTAATGGGCTCCGTCGTATTTTATCTGTCTCGTCGCATTCGCGAGGAATTGTCGCGCAGTAATCCCAAGAACAAGGGAAATGAAGTTTTGTACTGCGTTGGCATGACTGCGGACGAGATAGCAGACATAATACACCATACCCCAGGCGAGGCCTACGAGAACGATTTTAAGAACAACGACGGTACGCAACCCGCCGGTGTGAGGAAATGGGAAGCCATGTTTTACTACAAACTTGGCGCGCCTAAGTGGTTTGTTAAGGAATTTGCATCTAACACTAGCGTTAGGATTTTTACGCGTTACGGTGTTAAAGGGAAAGTGACAGGGCAGCGCTGGTCCGGTGAGGTTACTACAACCACCGGGAACGGCTACGTAAATGCTTGCGTGTCACTTGCGGCTTTGAAGCATGCGAATATTAGTTCTAGCACCACATTGGTATACGGGGATGACAATTTAACTTACACTACTCAGAACAGAAGTATGGTGTCTCATGCTTTTGATAGTGTCAGTGAGGAAATGGGTATGAAGAGTGAAACTAAAGTAGTCCCTCACAGGGAGCATGCGACGTTCTTACGCAAACGCTTTGTACCCACGGTCAATGGAACCCTCCCCGTCCCATCTTTTGGACGTGTCCTGGCAAAACTCCCCGTTAGAAGCAATTTTAACAGGGCCGTACCAGACAATGATTACATGGCAGGCAAGCTTTTGTCCGCCGCGTACGAGCATCGACATATCCACACACTGCGAACTCTCCTCTTGGAAACAGCCGAATCAATGTCGTCATCGCCGCATATGGATATGCGAAATCAGGCAATGGCGTACAAGTATACTGCAGACGAGCTAAAATTGATGACAATCGAAGCTAAAACAATCGATCCCGATTATCTAGGGTCGTTCCTCCATAGGGTTTATGGAGTATGGGAGAGCGACCTTGTGAATTGTTACGCCTCCGTGTGTGATGGTATCCTAGGATACCAGCGCGTGAACGGCACACGGGGCAATCGCCATCGAGATGACCCTCTCACACTTGCGCCGAGGTTACCTAGGGCTTTGTGGGACACTTCTTTCGAGTCATTGATTGCAATGGACGTTTCCCTGTAGGGTTGCTGGTCTAGTCCGTAGGTTTTCTGTTGGTTTTACTACGTTAACAACAAATCCCCCTCCAACAAGTG